TGGAATGTGTTGGAGTAAGATGATATTATCTATGTCCAAAATTTTGTTAGGAGCTATTGATTTATTTAAAGGAGAATATTCTTGGAATAATTTACTTTTATTGGTATTAGATATTTATGGATTGTATGAGAATGTTTCAGATTGGAAAGCACAAGGTATAGAAAGTGCTGTTTTGGCTGGTATATCTTGTTTTTTACCTGATGTTTTTGTTAATTTCTTAAAGAGAATGCAATTATTTACTTCTGCTAAATTTTTTGATGATACTAGTTTGTATTACAGTATAGTAACAGGCTTATATGATATGATAAATTGGGTGTGTGATAAAATAAAATTCGGAAAAGAAATTAAAGAATTTTTTTTAAAATTTTTCCAAATTTTACATATTTCACCATCGCATCTTGTGATTAGAGATATCGAAAAAATCATTGAATGTTTTAATAAAGATAAAAAATATTTAATGGATGAATCTAATCGACAGCGTGTCAAAGCTTTAAAAGAAAGAATTGTCTCAAATAAAGAGATTGTAGAGTGGGTTAGGCGTTCAAAAGTTTTACAAGACTTATTATCCCAATTCGAGAGAGTTGTGAAAGTTTCTTTAACTTATAATTCACAAGGGCGAGAAGAACCAAGTTGTTATGTTTTTGAGGGACCACCAGGTTGTAGAAAATCAGTTATAGTAAATAAAGTAATTGAATTATTGAATGAACCTTGTTATTGCCATTTAGTTAAAAGCGTTTCAGATGGAAAAGATTGGTACGACAATTATAATAATGAAGAGATTTTTTATATGGATGACGTGGGCCAACAAGGTATATCTCAGTGGAGAACCATAATTAATATGGTTTCCTCTGTTAAAATGCCTTTGGAGTGTGCCGATGCAAGTTTGAAAGACACAAAATTTTTTAATAGTAATAAAATAATTGTAACTACTAATATGTTTTCGAATTTAGCAGGAATTTGTCGTAATGATTGTATTTCTGATGTAAAAGCATTGTGGCGTCGAGGTTTTGTATTTGATTTCGCTAGAGTAAGTACACGAGGAGATGCCATGTTAGGAGAAGTTAATTTTAAGTATTTTAACATTGAAACCCAACGATGGGAAGTAGGTTTTCCTGCTTATATAAGAGAGAAATGTCCTTCATTGAATCGATTAGAACCACGTTGTAGTGTAGTTGATGTGAATGTGTTTTTACTTTGGATTCATAGAATAATGAAGAGTATAGAATATGTTAAAAAACTTATTTTTAAAACTAGTCATGTTGATGAGAATTTAAGAGATAGAGCTAAAGAAGCTGAGTCTTTTTATCTACCACAAGAAGAAAATAATCTTCAAGTGGCAGTATATGAAGGCGCGCATCATTTTCAACCTCTAGAGAGACAACAAGCGCATATGATGGATAGAGAGGGTTTTTTGTACGATGAGAATCACGGATTCATTGGTATAAATAGGCGAGTTTTTGATTGGCGTATTAATGAACAAGTTAGGGAAATGTGGTTAGGTCAAGGCTTATCCAATCTTTTCTCTACTTCTAATATAAATGTGATTGATTGGTATGACAATATTAAGGGATTTTCTATATCTTGTGTAGAGTCTTTTAATTCTATTTTTACGTCTGGGTGGTTTAAAGATGTGGTTTTAGGCACGTGTAAAGATATGTTTAATGATTTAATTAATTCCATAGGAACCACTTTAAAAGATAATTGGTTTTATTTCGTGCCTTTGTTTCTTCTTGGAGCTGGGTTAACTTATTTTTTATTTAATAAATTCACTAAAAGAGAAGAAAACGATTGGCGTATTCAGATGTCAGAGGTTCAAGTGGCGGACGTTCACACGAGTGTAAAAAGTGTGAGCAGTCAAGTGTTTTCTTTGGATTTAATTTGTGAAAATTTTAAAGTCGAATGTGAGTGTTTGGTTAGTGGTAGGCATATAATTATTCCTGCCCACGTTTTGAGTCAATTTAGTCAGGGATCAAAGTTTTTTGTAGTATTATATGTAAATAAGAAAGAAAACAAACGCATTGTTGAATATGAAAGCGTGGAAGTTGTATATAGAAATGATATTGACGATATTGCTTTGTTGGCTCTGCCTAAAAGTTTTCCTTCTCCATTCAAATCTATGAGTAAATGGTTTAAGAATGATGTAGAAGGAAGAAAAAGTTTGTTAAGTGTCGGGCAATTAATTTGCTCAGGCGGAATTATAGTACCATTGAGTAATATAAGAGCGTCATGGTTTTCACGTAATGTTAAATATTTTTATAATAAATGGAGTGGAGAATTAAGGAACGAAGACTTATCTTATGAAATTCATGGTCCAGGTATGTGTGGATCTATTATTTTTAGTCCGGAAGGCGGATTTATGGGTTTTCACATAGCAGGCAATGCTACAATTAAACAAGGAGTAGCACGAATTTTTAGCGAAAAAGTTAAAATGGAAGTGAAAAATTTGTTAGATCAATCTTATTTTTCTTTGCCTTATTCTGTTAAAGAGCAAAAGGATGGAGATACTAGTGTTATGAAATTGGATTTTAAATCCAACGCAACTGTACCGTCGAAAACTAATTTTGGTCCAACTCCTTTATTTAATCATTTTGAAGGATCAAGAGAACCAGCAAATTTAAGATTGACTGGGAAACACACTTTAAAGGATGTGGCTAAGAAATCCTTTTCTACTACCGGATACATCACTGCTGAAGAAGTAGAATTCGGAAAATCTATGTTGGAGGCAATTATCGATGATTATACAGATTTAGATGTTGAAACGGTGGTGGGAGGTGATGATTTGTTGGCCCCTTTAAATAAGGATTCTAGTAATGGTTATGGTCAGTTAAAGTTAAAAGAAGATTATATTGATTTTGAGAATAAAAAATATACACCATTATTGGAAGCTGAGTTACGAGAAATAAGAGATAAGATAGATAAAAATGATTATCCTTATGACAAATTAGCGTGGCATGAAACCCTAAAAGATGAACTCAGGGGCGTCGAGAAGAAAGGCGAACCGAGATCCTTTCGTGTAGCTACTATACATAATCAAGTTTTGTGTAAGGAAAAGTTTGGTAATATGGTCAAACATATTTTAAAACATAGAAATTTTAATAAGATTATGGTCGGTGTCAACCCTTTTAAAGATTGGGATGAAATTTATCATGAATTAGCAAGTTGTAAATTAGTTATGGCAGCAGACATTAAGAAATATGATGGTAAGATGCTACCCCAAGTGCAAAGGTTGGTCTCCGACGTGCTATTAAATAAGTACAAAGGAAACGAGCCCGAGTTATGCGCTAGTTTGTTAGAAACGTTAGTGCACACTTTTTTATTTGTTTTAGATGATACGTATTTAACAACGCACTCTTTTCCTTCAGGGCATTTTTTAACAGCTATTGTTAATTCTTTTGTTAATAGAGTCTATACTGCAATTTGGTATCGGCGTATGATGATACGTAAAAATCTACCTTATTCGGTTTCATCTTTCTTTCAGCATGTTAAAGATTATGTGTATGGTGATGATAAATTGAATGGTATTACAGACCATGAGGATGTATTAAATGCACTAACGTTGAGAGAATTTTTTCAAAGTATAGGTTTAGAGTTGACTACGTCCACTAAGCAAGAAATAACACGCGCTGGAGAAGAAATGCATGAATTAGAATTTTTAAAAAGAAAATTTGTATTTCACCCAGTTATAGGGCGGGTAATGTGTCCGTTAGATATGAGAACTTTGAATTCAGGTTTGCGTTATAGTGATATGACAAAAGACATGGATCAAGTTTTACAGGACAAGTTGCACAATTATCAAAGAGAGATTTATTTACATTCAAATTATAAACAACTATTACAAGAGTTTATAATTAGGATGAATGAATCTGGCGTTCATTATTCATTGTTGCCTGAGAGTTATTTAAAATTCTTGTATACAACAGATAAGGAACTTGATGCTTTAAAACAGCATTATATGTAAAATAATGTTTACGACTTTATAAAACCCACTTTTTTATAATCCATTATTAGTGAGGGTCGCGTTATTTTACAATTTTAAAATGGATTATTTTTGGGCTAGATTGATCTAAATGCCTAAATTTTAATTAAAAGATCACACAAATGAAAGAAAATAATGAGATGTCAACTCTAAATGACGAAAATCAAAATAATACGGGAGAG